CCGCAATCGTGCTGTTGGTAAGCGTGAAGGTCACCGTAGTATCGGCTGCCAGTGATGCAGCGTTCATCGTGATCTGGCCGCACTTCTTGTTAAGCGTGACGGCAGTTGCCTTGCTGGTTGCCTGCGTTACCGTACCGCCTTCACCGGTGATGTAACCGGCCTTGTCCGTGTTGAGGTTGGTGAAGTTAGCATCCACCTCAACGTGCGTGAGCGGGCTGCCTTTACCGGATCGGGTGACGATAGTGCTCATGGCTCAAAAACTTGGGTGAATGTTGCCTGAATTGTAGCGCGGTTTGGATAGGGCATCAGTCTTGACCAGTCGTAGCAAATCCATTGATAGGCAGTAATCTCGTCTGGTGGCGTCCAAGTAAATGATGCGCTATCAGCAGCTCGCGCATCAAGAAATGCTTCAATGGTATTTGCGGCGGCGTCTGCCACGTCCCAAGTCAAGCTCCAAACTTTTGGATTTTGATTTAACCCTACTGTCAGCCGTTGAGAATAGCCATCGCCAAATTGAACCTGGCGCACGCTAGGCTTGCTCGCCTTCTGCATTCCATAGATGGGGGCGATAGAGGGAAAAGTGGCCATTTGAGGATAACAATGAAAAAGAGGTCAACACTGTGGCTTAGCTATTAACGCCGAGTGCTTGCAAGTAAGCCGCCAGGTCTTTGCTGTTTCACCAATTCCGATTGAACGGCAGCACTAATGGCACGACCAAGATCTTTGGCGCCGCTTTCATCTCCTTCTACTGTACTACCTTTTGCGTCAACATTTACCACTACATTGACTGGACCGCTAGCACCGCCTGACATGCCTCCAAGGTCCACTGGAACGCTCTTGCCATCGGGCAGGGGAATCACTGCCTCGTTGTAACGCCCCTCGCCTACAAGGCCTAGTGTGGGGCCTGTGACGATGCCTCCAGTGGCAAAGGCGCGGAAGCCGCCAGCAGCGATGCCGCCATTGGCAAAGCCTTCGGATATTGGCGCGTATTTCTGAAGATTGTCGGACACTGTTCCCAGTCCGTCTCCGCCTCCACCAAACATTCCGCCCAGCCCCGGAATCAATGATGTCAAGCCCTTGATAAGCTGCATCTTTAAGTATTCTGCGATCATCTTGCTTACCATGTCGGCAAAGTAGTTGCTAAGGTTCTGGAAGAACCCAGCCAATGCTTCTTGTGCAGTCATCGAGCCCGTGATGATTCCCTTGAAGGCATCGCCAAAAGAAGTGCCAATGGTGGAGGCAATGCCCTGTAGGTCTGCCTTAAGTTTTTCCGCACTCTGCAAGGTTTTTCGCTCCTGAAGAATGGATTCCGCTTCTGCCCCTACATAACCCTCCTGCTTAATTTGCGTGCGCATCTCTTGCTCGGGCGTCAAGGCTCTTGCCATATCAATTTGATCGCGAAGGCCCTTCACGGCTTGATCAAATTTTGATTGTTTAATCAAAATAGCATTTTGCTGTAATAAATTGTTTTGACGGGCCATATCTTTAATCAACTCCTTTCTCAATGGAGCGGCTTGCTTTTCAGTAAGAATTTTTTTAGCTTCTAATCTATCGAGAGCAGCCAAGCCTGCCGCCCCTCGTTCTTGATTTTCGTAAAGTTTAACTTCTTGATCAATCCGCTCCTCCGTCATTCCACTCTTGAAAAGTTCATTACGCTTAGTCAGGAGTTTATTTTGCATATCCTGCTCTGTCGTCGGGAATGCGGCGGCACGGTATTTTTCAAAAGCTACAATTTGTTCTTGCAGTGCTTTTGCGTCTTCCGCTCGGTTGATAGCCGTTTGAGCAATAGAGGCTTGCAATGTCTTTTGAGTTGCAACGGCATCTCTTTTTTCGTTGCCAGTTACTGTGGCAGGCGCTGTTTTGACTAAGCCCGACACTTGTCCTTGCACGTTTCCTGCAACCAAAATGTCAGCGCTCCGTTGAGCTGCTGAAGTTTCCCGCCCCCTTTGAAGCGATCCATTGTTGCCAGGCGAATTAATGTCAATGCTGTTATGAGGACCCGTTGTTCTTCCAGAAGCATCAAATCTCCCTATGGTTTGCCCGCCAACGACTGACTGCCCCACTTTTACGGCAGCCGCAATGTGACTATATGTGGCTTCTAATCTATTACCCAAGTCATCTATAAAATCAATGACAATATAATTTCCATTATTACCAGCCGTGCCAAGTGCTTTTACCAGTCCGTTGTGATAACTTTGAATGGTATTATTGGAACCCACAGGCATATCGGCTCCGTTTTGCCCAGAAGCATCTAAGCGACCACTAATCGAACCCGGTAATTTGGCCGCGCCCGGTGCGCCATCTGCAACACTTGACTGATTCCGTTGCACGTCCAATTCCGCCTTTAGTCGCGCTTGCTGGCGCTTTGCCTCAATCATTACCATTTCACGCTCAAATCTTATGGCATCTTTTTGGTAAGCATTAGCGCGTGTTTCTTGAATGTCATAATAAAGCTCAAGAAGTTCTATCTGGCGATTAGAATCTTCTTCAGTTTGCGCTGCCCTAAAATTAGCAGCATTTTTTGCTAGTGTATCTTGCAGACTATAGTAGCTTTCAAGATTTTGTTTTTTCTTTGTGTCTTCGTCCTCCGTAACGGGATCTGGTGTTGGCTTATTGAGCCCTATAGCCGCTTCACGTTTTTTTGCTATGGGAACAAGAATAGCAGCTTGCGCCTTGACTGACTGTTGCCCTTTAATGGCCGCATCAAACAATTCTTTAATCGCCTCCTTGCTGGCTTTTGCCGGTAAAGTAATATCAAATAAGCCAGCTAATTGCCTTTGGGCTTGACTAGGAGCAAGTATTGTGGTAACGGAATTCCTGAATTTCTTCGTTTCAGTTGCTCCGGCTAAGATAGTTTTTTCCAATTCTTTCAGGTCTTTGATATTCTGCTCTGCAGTCGCAGCACCCATGGTGACCAGAGAAGTGTTCCCCTGCATAGCCGCGTCTCGCATTGAATCCATTGACTGCTTCGTCTTATCCGCTGCTTCTTTTGCTTTGTTCCCTGCCGTTGCAAATGCACCTGCGACAAGCATTAGTCCAGCGACAACGGCTCCCACGACGGTGGATGCGACTAAAGCCGTCAATGCCAGCCTTAGTCCCACAACTTGAACCTGTGCCCCTGTCGCGGCAACGCCAAGCCCCCTGAACGCGCCCGCTAAACCGTTTGCGCTCAGAGTTGCAGGACCAAAGCCAAGTATTGCAGATATTGTTCTATACGCCAGGAGGACTCCCATGAGGGCCATTGCTGCCAGTCTTGCAGTTTGGAACCCAACATAAAAAGAAGTGACAAGACCAATAACAGTTGTTAAATTACTGCCTAGGAAGCTCAAGATGGGGGCCAGTGCTCCACCAATAGAGCCAGCAAGGTTCATCGTAAATGTGCCAGCTTTACCGATTTGTTCCGTAAAGTTTTGGATATTTTGCACTTGCTGTGCAATTGCGGGATCTTTTGCTGCATCATTTAACAGCTCGTATTTGGCGGTTAATGCGGCAACATTTTGCTCCGCAGCTTTAATTTCTTTGACGCTAGCGCCACCCACTTTTAACGCAGAGACATCTTTTTGGGAATCTTCCAACTGCTTCTTTACTCTTTCTTGCTCTCCCATTGCTAACTGGGCCGCCATGGAAACTTGCTTTAACATCCCCGAGAGCGGTCCCAATGTTGCTTGCGCTGCGGCATTAGCCATTGGAGCGAAGCTTTCCAGTGTGCGCTGAAAATCCCCGCCAACTGTATTCAACAAACCTTGTAGTGACTTACCAGCAGCCTGCGCTCCAGTGCCAAAGCGATTCATCAATTCATCGCTTACTTTGGCAAATACCTCCCTAAAACGATTACCAACAAACTCGCCATCTTCCATCGCCTTGCTGAATTCCTTGACGGACATTCCAGCAGATTTCGCAAAGATAGCCAATGCACCAGGAAGCACATCTCCCAACTGCCCCTTAAGCTCTTCACTCATGATCTGGCCTTTGCTGGCCATTTGTCCAAAGGCGTAGATAACACGCTCGGCCTTGTCAGGAGTTAGCTGCAGGGCTGCAGTGGCGGCGCTAATGCCAGTAAATAGCTTTTCAATGGAGCCGGAGTCAAAGCCAGTCGGAGCCATGGAGGCATATAGCCTTGTGAATCCTGTGCGAGTGGTTTCTAAATTAAGACCAAATGCCCGTTGAACATTATCAACAAAAAGCAATTCTTTGGCAAAGGTGCCGGTTTCTTGAGTGGCAACTTTTAAACCATTGGTGTATTGTTGTTGGCTTTTTGCGGCATTAAGTATTTGACCGGGAATACTGGTAATAGCAGCAAGTGCCCTGTATGCAGTTCCGTAAAGCAACACTTGTTTTGTCGCTTGTCCTAATTCCCCGGCAA